AGCAATAGCTTCTGGTTTAACACTAGTAATAAGTTGTCCAAGTTTATAATGTAATTCAAAAACTTCTTTAGCGTCTGCTCCTAATTCAACAGCAATATCTGATGGACTAATACCCATACTATTATCCCAAAATATTTTAGCTCCTTGATTAAAGGCTTGAACCATCTGTTGGTATGTTTGATTTGTTATATTAATTAAGCGATTAGCTGCTATTTTAGCTGGAGGAACTGTTGGTTGTTGTGGATTACGATCCAATATACTCATTTTATTTTCTCCATAATTCTAAATTACTATATTTATCTACTAAAAATTTACCTAATATTTTATTGCTATCATGAGGAACAGGAACAACAACTGGTTTTATTTTATGCAAGTCGGGGATCCTATGGATTCCTTCATCGTCCTCTTGTGTGTATTGTTCTACATTATCGAAGTTGTGCTGATAATAGGGTAATTCTAAATAATCATACACCATTTTTAGGGTCTGGGCTGGCTGGCTAGTTAATTGGTCAAATTCTACAAAGAGAAGATTATTTTTATAGCCTCTATCAATAGCATCTTTTACTCTGTTATATGCTATTCCTACTGGTTGACCAGCACTAGCCCATATTTCACACCTACCTTCAACAGTCTGAGCTTTGAAATAATCGTTTTGTTCAAAGTTCCACTGACTGTGACCAGTACTTTTTCTCCATAATTTTTCAAAACTACTTAATATTTCTGTAATGTCTCTCACAGGAGCTATAATTTTTGGAGTAGCGCCGGTTATGAACTCAACCATTTCTATTAAAGAAAGCCATCCTCTACCTTTATCAATAATGATATTTTTATCTGTTGAATGATAACTATTTAATATAGAATTTAATACTCTTTTTAATTGATTATAATCTATTCCTTCGGCTTGATGTTCAATTAATTTATCCCACTGATTTCTAATTCCAAATAAAACATCATGACATCCACTAGTAGCTTTACTAACAAATAGATTATTATTTTGAGCTAAAATATTACAAAGTAATGTGCTTCCTGAACGCGGAAGTCCGCTAATAAAAAAGAACCTTTTCACGTTTTTCTCCTGTTGTATCTTGTCCTTGTTTTATTATACTCAATAGACCTATGGTGTGCCATAACTAACTTGACTAATATCCACAACCGCCACCCATCTTATATTTTTACCAGTTAATCCAGTTACTCTAATTTGTAAAGCTTCATTAGTATCATCAGCAACAACGCTAGCACTTGTGCTATTCATAGCTGTATCTTTCCAGTTTTCTTCTATTAAGCTACCAACTAGTGCTGTTCCATTACTTCCGTTACGTCTTATAACACCTCTGAATATCCATCCAGCTGCTGCACTATCAGTATCATTATATGCGCTTAATTTAATTTCGAATGTCCAACTTGTTTTAGCTGGTAATGTAAGAGTCGCACTACTATCATTTAAATAAAGAATTTGATTTGCGGTATTATTTGATGTTGTTTTTCTAGCGATAAGGATTGTGTGTTGAGCATCGCCAGGATTTGCAAAACATCCCGCCGCGTGACTTAATTCACCATATCTTGATACTGCTGATTGGTATCCTCCAGGAATTGTACCATAATAAGAATAGAATCCATTTATAGTATTTGAGGATCCTCCTCCTATGGTTCCATAATTACTATCATATCCACTTATAGTATTAGATTGTCCACCACCTATGCTACTATAATTACTATTATATCCGCTTATAGTATTATTACTTCCACCACCTATAGTACTATGGTAACTGTATGATCCATTTATAGTATTAGAGGCTCCACCATCTATATTACTATAATAACTATTAGTTCCAGATATAGTATTATTATAACCTCCGCCTATACTACTATAGTAAGAAGTATATCCTGATATATAATTACGATATCCACCACATACTGTGCTATATTGGGAATAATATCCAATAATTTGATTAGTATACCCACCGCATATAGTACTATGATAACTATATGTTCCACTTATGGTATTATTGCCTCCTCCACCTATTGTACAATAATAACTCTGTGTTCCAGTTATATTGTTGCTAGCTCCACCCCCTATAACACTACGATAACTATTAGAACCATTGATAGTATTATAGACTCCTCCTCCTATTATACTATATTCACTTGCTGCTATTATTAAATTACTATTTCCACCACCAATAACACTATAATTAGCTCTGGCCACTTGATTAGCACTAGATCTTGCTGTTTGCCAATCTATAGAATAAGATCCTCTAGAGTTACCGCCAGAATCTCGTTGTAATGCTCCAGTACCATTTGGTTGAATAATAATGTTACCATTAGAGTTTGTGCTGCTAATAGTATTTCCATCAATACGAATATTATCAATATCTAGTAGTGCTCCACTGACGCTGGTTGTAAAATTACCAGTTGCCGCAGTTAATCCACTGGATATTACTAAATTAGAACCATCAAAAGTTAGATTACTTTCAGCATCGATACCGGTTGTTGTATTATCTCTACTTGTGAGAATTCTATTGTTTGCTGGACTACTGACCAATCCAGTAACGCTAACTGTAAAGCTATTGCTACCATCATTATAGTTTAAGTTAATTCCAGTTCCGGCAACAAATAATCCTGTGCCGATACGATCATCAACCGCCTCATTAAAATCAGTAATCTGTGATGCTGTATGAGTATGTCCGCTTAAACTAACACCGGTTCCATTTACTAAAAGATTTTGACTAAAATTACCATTACCCAAAATATCTAGAGTATATAACGGAGATGTTGTTCCTAGTCCCAATCTGTTATTAGTACTATCCCAATATAGTTGACCGCTATCTGCAACTATTCCACTAGTACTGTTCCAATATGCAATATGATTGGCTACGCCCGTGCCTGTAACAGGGTTAGTGAGGGTATTCTGCTTACCATTTAATTGTGTTTGAATAGCACTAGTAACATCTTTGACATAACTGAGTTCTGTCAATGATGGATATGTACCGGTAGATAAAGAAACCACATTTTTATTAGCGTCAAAGCTAGCTACTGTATTAGCTGTTTGATTATCAATCTTAAAATTACCAAAATATACTGAGGTTCCACTAGTACTACCAATATTTAAGGTAGAAAGAGAAGCTATAGTTAAAGGATAACTATAGCTAATAATCTGATTCAAATCATCATCATCACTAGACCCTAACCATAGAGTATAATTTCCAGAACTAGTAAAAAATATTAGACTAGACGATGTATCCCCATTATTACTATTATATACAGAAATATTACCTGGATCATTATTATTTAATGTTCCAATGGATAAATTAGCTCCATCAAATGTTAGATTACTTTCACCATTTATACCAACTGTTGATCCTGTGCTCGTTAAAATCCTATTATCTCCACTATTGGTTATAGTTGGTAATAATCCACTAACAGCAGAGTTAAAATTAGTTATATCAGAAGATGTGTGTTTATGTCCACTTATGCTAACACCAGTACCGTTTACTAATAAATTTTGACTAAAATTACCAGTACCAGCAACATCTAGTATATAAGAAGGAGAACTCGTTCCGATCCCTACATTACCAGAAGATGTTATTCTTAATCTTTCTGTAGCCGAACCTCCTAAAGAAGCAAAAGCAACTATATCGCCTCTTGCTCTAAGCGCGATAGTTCTATTATCAGCATCGAAAGGAGTAGATAAAGTAACTCCTGCTCCAACACCCTGAGCGACTCCAGCAACATATCCAACAGTATTGGGCAAATCATTTGGATGAGAAGTTATTGCTATGGTACGACCACCAATATCTTTAACTGTTAGTTCAGAATATCCATTAGTACTTCTTTTTAAATCAAATCCGGTATATCCTTGCGTAGTGGCTTGCATAATATTATTATTAGCGCCACTAGTAACATCAAATTTAAATGAACTTGAAGTATTTCCAACTATAACGCTAGATCCATTATCGAATAGTATACCAGTACCTAAAATAGATGATCCTGTCCATCTTGAGATATAGTTTGTTGTTCCGCTTCCTACTGGAACTCCGCTATTATTAATCGTTAAAGAAGTAAAATTACCACTAGAGCTAGGAACCCAATAATCTATAACTGAATTGTATTGTAAAAATTGTCCGTTTGTAGCCCCGCTAATATTCACATCGTGTAATTGATTTAAATCTCCAAAATTAGTTGGTCGAGCAAATATTTTACCATTACTAGCAGCATCCAATACGTAAGCAACACTAATAGCATGTTTTGGTTCAACTTTAGTCAGTTTTCCAGCTACTGTTGGATGAACATAAAGAATATCTCCGTCAGCCCACGTCTCATCGCCAACAGCATAGTTAGTAGCCACATTACCACGAGTATCGATATTATTTACATGACCAAAATCAATAGCATATCCATTGTTATTAACCCTAACATCAGCTAGCATCATACCGATAAAACGTATCTCTTGAATAGAACCATCAGCAACATACAAATTAGGAGTAATTATACCATTGGCATGGACACCACTAGCATAAACAACCTGTCCTTTATATAGTGTGCCATTAGTTGTATTTCTAACTCTTAGTATTCGATGTTCATTAATTTGAACAGAGACGTTGTCTTCTAGTGCTATGTCAACTGTTCCTTCTGTACTGTTCCATCCAATTTCTCCCTGAACAGATACAGCACCATTATTGGTATTAAAAGACAATAAATCAACTATTCCTGTGCGAGCTATAAAATTACCACTAACACTTAATAAACTTCCATCAAACGATAAATTATTCTCAGCATTAATTCCAGTACTTGTTCCATCACTGGTCAATAATCTATTGTTTACATAATTAGAAACAGTAATTACGCCAGTGGAAGAGATCGTTAATGATGATCCATTATTTCCTAAACTTAAAGATATACCGCTACCAGCTAAAAAGCCACTCGGAACAACGCTTGCATAACTTAACGAATTCCAATTAGAGGATCCATCTCCAATTTTAAATCTATTACTATCGGTAACATATCCTGGTTCACCACTAGATAAAACTGGATTAGAACTTTGCCATTCGCTTTCTGTCCCTTTACGAATTTTTATAGTAGTATTAACTGGCATAGAGTGGCCCTAATAGTCCTAATGTATCATAATATGATAAGATACTATAATAAAATTGTCAATATAAAGAATCTATTATGGCGAACCTCCATCAATAGTAGCATAACTAATAACCACAGGATTACTACTATTAACTCCGGTTAGCCCGCTAGCGGTCACAATACCGGCCGCAAAATTACCACTAGCATCTCTAGCCACAACCTTACTACCAGTATTAGTTGTAGTAGCATCTACAGCTAATGTTAAAGCTGCTCCTTCGCTACCTCCATCTCCACCAGTAATATAACTACCATTAGTCACACTAGCAACATAATTACCAGTAGTATCTGTGCCAAGAGCAACACTATTGCTACTTATTGTGGTGCTAAGATTAATTGTGCCACCAGCCAAATCGGTCATGGTCAAATTACCGCTACCAGTAACATCTCCTGTTAGATTAACACTAACTACTGGATCTGGTTTATTAAGAATATTAGTCCAGTCTACATTAGCATCAACCTCACCCTTTGTTCCACTAAATACCTCACTACTATTTGTAGCGTCTGGAATAAATGTGAATTTACCAGTACTGTCATCGTATCCGAAAAATCCAACTTTAGCACTACCATTATAGTAGCGGAATTCTATACCACGATCTTTATTATCGTCACTACCAGGAGCAGTATCTCCGCCTAATGTTAGTATAGGATCATCAATAGTAGTTACTGTACTATTAACTGTTGTGGTTGTTCCATTAACAATAAGATCTCCGCCAACTGTTAATGTTCCTGTTGTACTAACTGTGCCAAGATTTGATAAGTTCAAATTACTATCTAAAACAACCGCTTTACCAGCCACTCCAGTGCCTGGAATACTACCATCTAAATAATTTACTTCTGTAGCAGATGCTGTTACGTCCGTGATGGCCGATAAGGTATGGGTATGATTACTTAAGCTAATACCGGTAACAGCAACATTTAAAGAACTAGTATCGTTACCATTATCAGTATATGTCAGCTGAATACCATTACCAGCAGTAATTAGATCTGCTACTCGATCATTCACACCATCAATAAAATCTGTTATATCAGCAACCTGAATTGTTGGATCACTTAAAGATATAGTAAAATTGCCAGCAACATTATTAACACTAATGCCACTGCCAGATGTGATATTTTTAACCGGCAATAAACCACTAACAGCACTATTAAAATCTGTTATGTCGCTAGCCTGTATTGTTGGATCGCTTAAGCTATATGTTACTGTTGATCCATCAGCAGCAACGCTAACACTCAAACCACTGCCAGCCAGAAAACTAGACGGTACAACTGCATTATAATCTAAACTTGACCATACTGTGGTTCCATCGCCTATTTTGATACGACCAGTATCTGTTTCATATCCGATTTCACCAGCATACAGTATAGGATCCGCACTTGTCCATGATGATGCTGTGCCTCTTCTTACTTGTAATCTTGTATTAACTGGCATGTTAAATCTCCATTATTGGTCTGGGAATGTTTATGGTGAACCACAGTCTATATTATAATTATCCATAAAATTATCTATAAAAGTATCCAATCCCACAACATCACTAGCATAAACAATTGATGCTGTAAAACCAGAATTAATTTCAATATTATTAATTTCTGAATATTCAATTTCCAAATTATTAACAGTATTTGATATTGATGTTTCTATCTCCAATAAATTAACAGATTCTGTAATTTGTATTGTTGTGCTCATTATGCGCACTCCAACGCGGTATCATTACCACTATACCTCTGTAAAATAGTTATAGTGCCATATATTAATCTGGTAGTATACTTACCACCACCAACATATAAATCGTCATCGCTTTGTAGTTCCAAGTCGTATTTGGCTGTTTCAAAAGTAAAATCATTAGTTACTGAAGAGGGTATCAATAGTGTTATTTTACCAATAAGAGGTTCTATAGTAAATTTATACACACTATAGTCTATATTTAGTGTGGTAAAAGTTTGAACAACTCCTTTGCTTGTGGTCCAAGTTAATCTTGCACAATAATCGGTCAAATCAATAGGATTACCAAGATCATCTTTGTATACAAGAGACATCCTAAAGGAAGACCCTTGCTCAATAGAAAAATCATATCTACTTGCTGGCATAGTAGAGTACCTTTAAGATTATTGTTCTATAAGTATAATACACCTAAATAAAAAAAGCCGACCAAGGGCCGGCTTTCTTTATAATGATCAATTGTAGGAAAGATCAGAGTGAGCCAAGTAGTACTCTGCGGTTGTCTAGAACAGCAAAGCCTTGTTCTGCCCATCCGTAAAAACCAGCTCTCTTCTGACGATGTAGAGTATCGTCTTCGAAGATTTGAACTTGTTCACGAATTGGCATTATGAAACTGTCTCTCTTGCGTAGATCAAGACCAACAACGATTTCGGAATCGCTAGCTGGTAGTGAGCCACTAAGAACATCACTATAGAATAGTTGATATTCTTGACCTTCGCCTAGTTCATCAAGATCGTGAAGATTGACACCGAATACTCTGTTAAGAGTACCATCGGCAGCAACATAGATCTCACGACGAGTGACTTCATCGACTTGATCAACACCCCAATTGCGGATATCTTCCATAGCTTCGGGAGAAACATATAGATCAGTCAACATACCACGATTATTGCTGGCGCTATTACCGCCACCATTTCTACGCATAACGGTCTTCATTAAGGAGACTAGACGCTTGGTGAACTGACCAGCAGCAGCATCGCTATCGTAAACAACAATGTTACGATCAACACCAGCAGCTAGTAGTGTGTGCCATCCGTCATCATTCATCTTCTTAACAAACGAACTTTCTAGAACTTCCATAGCACGACCAACAACATCCCAACGAGCATCACGAGCATACTTTAGGAGATAGTCAATCGAGGCGCCAATATCATAGGTTGGAACCATGACATAATCGCCTTCAACATGACGCTCTGGAATATAGCCGTGATTAGGAATTGTGTAAGCCACAAAGTCCTTTTCGGTGCCAGGAGCTAGGAAGTCTAGTGGAAACTCTGGAGTTGCACTTTGAGCTAATGTGATTGGCTCGAAGATGCCGTCGAGGATATCACCACTTAGGATACCTTGACGAATTGGAAGTTCAAGAGCTTTGGCAAATTCAGCATTGGCTGAAATAGCCTCTTCTCTTTGTAACGAGCCAGAACGAACAAGAAGATTTGTTAATTCTGGTGTTGGTTGAAACACTTGATTGTTGCCTGCCATGTTTTTCTCCCTTTTAAGAATTTAATAAAGCTTAAGCAATATTGATTGAAACTTTTGCGTAACCGTCTGCATCGACGCCACTTAAAAACTGACCAACTTGAACAGCGTTTGTGCTTGATGTACCAATGAGGCCACTAGCACCAACATAAGCTGGGGCGCCAGCAGATGGGGTAATACTAGCAACTAGTCTGTTGGTTGTAACCTGTCCATTACGTAGAACAGTAACCTTACCACCAACTTGAACTTCGTCTTTGTGCCAATTGATGTGTTGTCTGGTTAGATCCAGATTAACAACGTCGTTTAGCAAAACGCCTACTGGACGGGCACCACTTGCAACAGCAGCATAAGCTACTACAGCATTAGCATCGTCCATAGAGACGCCAGAACCCATAGTTACAGCTGAAACTACACCGCCACGCACTGCGGTTGTATTCATGAAGAAAGAGATATCTGTTAATAATTCAATACGATCTGGTTTAAGAGCCATGTTATTCTCCCTTATTAAGTTTTTTACCTAGTCTGGCACATACGAATTCGACCAATTCGGCACGAGTATTGTCAACGGCGGATTCTTGCTCTCCACCAACACCTAATTCTACTTCGGCTTCTGTAACCTCAACTTCTTCTAACACTGATGTGTCTGTGTTTTCTGAAGCCTTTGGTTTTTTCATCATCATTTCTTCTTCTTTTTTCATAGAAGATTTTTTAGCAGCAAGTAGCGATGTCATTGTGGCAAAGAGTTCATCATTTAATTCATTGAATTGCTCTGCTGTAGCATCTACCGATTCTGATTCTACACCAGCCTCAATAAGAGCGGCCATTCTTTTCATTTTCTTTTCTTTCTTAGCCATCTCTTCTTCTTTCATTTTATAAGCAGCAACAGTCTCTAAAGCACTATCTAATTCTGCTTTCATTTTCATCATTTCTTCTTCTTTCTTTTTCATCTCTTCGTCCATTTTTTTAGCTGCTTCTTCTTTTTGAAGATTTGATTCTTCTAGAGCTTGTCTGGTTTCTGCTAGAACGCCTTCTAGCTCAACATTTGCTCCCTTTAGAGTATCAACAGAAGCATATGCTTCTTTAACAAGATCCGAGCAGCCTTCCATAGCTTCTAGCTTGGTTTTGATTGTGGCTACTTCTGTCATTACTGGTTCTAGATCTAAATTCATAGTATTGTTCTCCACTTCGGGTGTTGTCTGATCATTAGATACACTATTTTCTGAAAAATTGTTATTTTTTTCTGTCTGTAAATTGGGTAATGAATGTTTTGTAAATATTATACTATCAGGATTTGCTGGTTTGTCAACAAAACCTTTACCACTAAAAGTTATATCTCTAAGCACTCTACCAATTTTATAATTATCATATTCACCTAATCCACCATATGCTCTTAAATGTTTACTAAGATATGCTGTATCATTATTTCTTCTTAATATTTTATATTCATTAGTGGCTCTATTAATTAGGCCATAATCAAATCCCTTGAAAAAACACTCCATACTAACATATTTAGTACCATTTTCTATTTCTGCAATTAGCCTATTAGATCTGTCCCTAAGTTCTGGTTTACTAAATCCTTTATAAATTACAGAGCCTGTTAATATATGAAATTTATCTGGAAGATTATCTATTTCAATATCTTCATCAATAATAGTTCCTTCTTCGGTTATTGGCCAATTCGCAGTGATATGTCCTATAATTAGATTTTCATCATGATTTAAATTTGTTGGTTTATCTTCTGGAGTATTTTTAGCTAACCAAATTTCTCTCTTGTCAAAAATATCATCATTTTTATTCCAAGAAGAACTTACTAGAATAGATTGTACATAATATAAATCTTTATCGCTTACTGATCCTAAAGATTTTATTTCGGCCATAGTAAAATTATTATTAGAAGATGGTTCTGCAACAGAAGCATAAACTATTGATGCTGATGCTTTGATTTGATTCTCTAAACCGTCAGCAATTTCTGATTCAAAAATTTCCATAATATTTTACTCCATTAGTTATGGTTATTCATACACCATAGAATAAAAGGATGCCTTAGCCTGTTTTTGTTCGTCTATAGTTAGTGATCTATTTAAATCGTTACTAATTTGTTTAATATAAATTTGATAATTAGCATATTCTTTATTATTATTAGAGTTGTGCAGAGAATGTTTAATAGACTCGTGGTCTATTTGTGAGAATGGCTTTAAATCGAACAATACTTTGGTTTTTATCTGTTCTAGTTCTAGTGTTTGTTCATTAGATAAGCTTCTAACATTTTTTTTATCATAAAACTCAAGCATGATGGGGTTTATTATTTCTGCAATTTTTTCTTGGGCGTTTGTGGCCCAAATTGCTAAACTAGCACCTGTGCGTGGTTTAAATGTTTTTTCTTTTCTTTGCTGTGTATCTTTAGAATTTTTGGGTCTTCCTTGTTCTGGTTGTCCTGGCAAAGATTCTGGCGAATCTTTTGCCAACCCAGTTGGTGGCTTTGTCATCATTGATTGTCGTAGTTCCAGAACCGTCTTTTCTCCGTTTTTCTTTTTGTCTAGACTCAAACCAACCTGACTGGGAGTTGCTGCTCCAGACTGTAAAGCTATTTTCTTGAGAGCATTTTCTATTTGAGGATCGTGCCACGGACCAGATTTTTTAACCATTCTATTTGACTGTCTTTCTCTTTGTTCTCTGTTTAATCTTACCTTTTCCATATCTGGATCAAAACCAAAACGTTTCTGTAATAATTCATCGCTAACTAGATTTCTATCAGCCAATTGAATCAATAGTGATTTTTCTGCTTCTTCATTACTTAGATCCATTCTATCAAATTCAATTTTAGCTGGATATTTAAATCCCATTGCTTTTTGTACTATAGCCATTTCCTTTTCCCAAAATTCTGTAATTACATCTCTACCATACTGTAGTCTTTGTGTTAACG